ACGTAGGTGCTGTGGGTTGTCGCTCCCCTGCCCAGTAGGGGCTGATGTGCTGTAATACGGGTAGGAGGTAGCCGATCCCTGGAGGTGGGATGATGCTGGTGCAGCAGCCTGGTCTTCCGTTCGTGGATGAACGCTTGGAGACGAGCGTGTATTTCATGTCGTTCCCGTTCCTGCCTCCGTCGAAGAACAAGTACGACGGGTGGCTTCCTGTTTGGCAGTCTGGGGCGAAGAAGAAGTGGATCAAAGCCATCGCCCGTGAGGTGGAGATTCAGCAGATTCCGTCTGTCGACCAGATCGGTATTGCTGTGCGCCTCCAGTTTCAGTCGAAGGCCCGCCGTGACCCGCAGAACTACGCCCAGTGCATTTGGAACTGGGTGCCTGATGGGTTGGTTCAGGCTGGGGTGATTCCCGATGACGATGATGGGCGCATTCAGATTGGCCCGCATTGGGGTGTTGAGTTGACTGTCGGCCCTGTGCAGATGACTGATGTGGTGTTGTCGCTGAGAACCCCGTCGTGGGCTTGAGTCTGTGGCCTGAACGCTGGCCTGCTATCGCCTTGCAGGTGTGCATTGACAAGGTTGATGCTGCTCCCTCGAATGAGAAGTCGCAGGTGAAGTTCGATTTGCCGTGCATTGACTGCCCTGATTCGCCGCGTTGCTTGAATGCGAAACGGAAAGAACTGGGTGCGTTGTTGTATGACCGGGAGATTATGACGTCGCCCCGCACATCGGAGTCGAGCCTGTTCCCGCGTGAACTGATAGACCCGCACCTGAATAGGTCTGCTGAGTTGGTGAAGTTCTGGCATAAGCCGTATGGAGATGATGACCGTTACAAGGTTGTTCAGGCGTGGGACTTGGCGTGGTCCGAGCGGATAGGTGGCGACTGGTTGGTGTGCATGACTGGTGTCATTGACACGGAGACAGGTCGCAGGAGGCTGTTGGACATTGAACGGTGGCAGAGGATGACGTTCGATGACCAGGTGTTGCAGATGGATGCCATGTGGCGCAGGTATGAGGCTGATGTAGTGATCATCGAGTCTGATGCTGCTCAGAAGGTGTGGGTGCAGCATGTGGGTCGCAATACGGCTGTCCCTGTCATGGAGCATTCGTCTGGTGGGAAGCGTGACTTCGCGTCAGGTGTGCCGAGTCTGTTGATCTTGTTGGAGAACGCCAAGTGGGAGTTCCCGTATAAGCGTGATGGTTGGCACGCGGAGAACATGGAGGTGTTTCTCGGGGAGTTGGGGGCGTTCGGTTGGCAGGACGGGAAGTTGCAGGGTGTCGGTGAGCATGATGACACGGTGATGTGTTGGTGGCACTTGAACTATGGGATGGACAGGATGCTGATAGGGACGACGCGCAGTTATCGGCGTGGTGTTCAGCCGTCTAGGGGCTACATCTAGGCAGTAGCCTGTCGAAGAAGAGGAGGTCGCTATGCCCTTGCAGCCAGTGATGATGAATGGTCAGGTGCGCCTGCTCCAAGTCGAGGTAGGTGGACAGGCCCGCGATGAGTGGGCTGCCCTGCAAGAGAACGAACGCCGTGCTGAGGTGTGGAAGCGTCGCTTGTACTACGCAGGTGAACAGTATTTGGAGGAGAACCGGGAGACAGCGGAAGCGTTGGGCATTGACTGGTTGACAGGTCGCCTTCCGGAGCATCAGCGTAAGCACGCTTACAGCACGCAGATCAGTGAGTCTGTTGACTTCCTGGCTGACCAGATGATGCAACGATTCGCTGTTGAGGCTGAAGCCGTGAATGTTCAGGAAGTGTTGGACGCCGCTCTTGAAGGTTTCCCGTTGTTGGCTGTGATCCGTGATGCTTTGATCGCTGGTGATGTGGCTGTGAAGGTGGGCTGGAACCCGGTCACTGCTGCGCCGCAGTTGTTCGTGTATGAGTCTGAGTCGGTGTTGTGCCAGTTCGCTGATGACAACAAGGACAGGTTGGAGAAGGTGACGACTGAGGAGATTGTGTGGCGTGATGGTCCCAGCCCTCAGGTTGTTCTGCGTCATGTGTGGGAGATGGTCGATGACGTTGCTATGGAGTTCGTGTACGAGGATGACGAACTGATCAGTGAGGAACCTGCCGAGTTCGGGTTGATCCCGTGGTGTTTGCTGCGTGGCGACTCCCGATCGTTGTCTGCTAGTCGCGGTGAGTCGGTGATCACGTTCCAGGGGATGCAGTGTTCTGACAGGTACAACGCTGTGGAACAGGTGGGGTGGCTGATTGCCCGGTACAACAGTCACGGCAACTTGGCTGTCATTGGTGACGCTGCTTCGTTGAAAGCCCAGCAGGAGGAACGCATTGAGAAGGATGTTGCTGATGTCCTGACGTTCCCTGGTGGGACGGCGATCACGACGATCACGTTGCCCACTGACGTTCAGATGATCACGCATCAGCGTGTTGTCCTGTTGGATGCCCTGTATGCGACGTTCGGTTTGACGAGGATTGACCAGGAAACGGTGTCTGGCTACGGCAACCTGTCGGGGTATGCCTTGGAGATTCTGAACCGGAAGACTGATGGCACGTTCGACCGTCTGAGGAAGTCGTTTGCTGGCGACTTCCAGATGCTTGTTGACCTGATCCTGGACGTCACGTCGAACCAGACTGGTGTGGAGTTCCCGCTACGCGACGTTGATGTCAGGTTCGGTGGCGTGTACGTCGTTGATGATGTTCAGGTGCGTGATGACTTTGCTGCTGGATTGATTTCCAGGGAGGAAGCACTGAGGAAGCGCGGGTATTCAGATGACGACATTGAGAAGATTGTCGCTGAGATTGAAGACTCTGCTCCTCCGGTTGCTGAGGTGGGCCAGTTCGGTATGGGCGACCTCCTTGCAGCCGCTGCGGCCCCTGTTGTTGAGCCTGTTGTTGACGAGTCTGTTGATGTACCTGCTGTTGAGTCAGTTCCTGTAGATGAGGAACCGCTGCTATGACCAAGATTGAGGAGTTGGTTGGTGCCCTGTCTGACCGTCTCCTCGCTGTCGAGCATCAGAAGTTCGCTGACATGGAAGCGGTTGTTGCCCGGTCGTGGTCGTTGGCTGATCGTGCTGCGATGAAACGGTGGCGTCGTGGGAGGCATCAGGCCCGTGTCCCTGTCGTTGCTGGGTTGGTTGCTGACGCGAGTGTGTGTGGTGTGCTGCTTGTTCGGGAAGCGGAGACTCTGTTCGCTGATGCGATGGATTTGACTTGGGCGTCGTTGGTGAATGAGATGAAACTGGTCGAGGGTGCTCTTGGCTCGCAGTACCTTGGTGTTGCCAATGTTGGGTTGAACAGGGTTGAGAAGGCTGGGTACGAGGTTGCTGCTCGCACTGATTTCGCTGATGTTGTACAAACGGCTGTTGGCTTGTATGCGGGTGCATTGACTGCTGTTGTTGAGGCCGGTGTCCGGTCACAGTTGGTGTGGGCTGAGGTGAGCGCCCAGATCGCCCCGCTGTGGGGTGCTGTTGCTGCCACCGTGAAGGCTGAGGTTCGTCGTGCGGAGTTTGAGATGGTGAATGCTGTCCGGACTGATGTCATCGACATGGTTGATCAGGCTGCCGAGGCTCGCTAATGGGTCTGGTGCGTCGCCAGTTGATCGCGATCATCGACAAGAGGACGACGGTCATCTGCTTGGAGGCCGCTGGTCAGGTAGTTGGCGCGAATGAGCCGTTCCACACGATGAACGGTGACCTGTATGACCCGCCGTTCCATGTTCATTGCAGAAGCATGGTTGCTCCGTGGGTTGATGGGTGGGGTGAAGCCCTCCAGAAAGGCGCAAGTAAAGAGTTGGCGACTCGGCCTGCGTCCCAGTTCAGGCGGTTGCCTCCGTTGCCCCGTCAGAGTTTGGGTGCCCGGATGCGTGATGACGCGAAACGGCTGTTCCGTGATGACCGAGGGTCGATTGATGTGTCGACTGAGGCCCGTCTTGTGGATGGTTGGCTTGATGATGCTGGCCGTGCTGTTGACGACATGACTCCCGCCGACATGCAGCGTGTTGCTGATGAACGGTGGCCTGTCGGTGAGCGCGATTTCATGGGTGCTCATCCTGATGTTGGTGTCCCGTATGAGGCTGCGATCTACAGGCGTGTGGGTTATGACGCTCCGTCTCGGGTGGTTGATGACGTTGACTTCGATGCTCTTCCTGGTGACACGTTCTGGCGTGGTGTGAAGGCAGGTGGAGGTAAGACTCCCGACGAGATTGTTGATGCCTGGAAGTCGGGGGAGTATTACGTCGGCACTGGGCAGCATGTGAATGTCACGTATTTCTCGGTAAGCCGGGAGATTGCTGAGAGGTACGCGGGTGAAGATGGTGCTCAGTGG